TTACGCCTTCTTTATATCCTCCATAATTCCAGAGTGGGACATATTTGGGACATTATCACCAAAAATGTCGTCTATTTTCCTCGCATGCTCTGTCAAATGATTAGGCGCAAGGTGAGCATACCTACGAACCATTTCTATGGACTCCCATCCGCCCATTTCCTGAAGCACTGATAATGGGACGCCTGACTGAATCAGCCAGCTTGCCCAGGTATGTCTGAGGTCATGGAAACGGAAATCTTCAATTCCTGCACGACGACAAGCTGATAGCCATGATGTCTTGCTGTCGATGCGCATCTTCCTGACCGCAGGCGTTGATGTTCCATCTGCTCGCTTAGCCGCCTTGGTATGTACAAACACCCATTTGTGATGCTTGCCTATTTGATCACGCAACACTTTACAGGCGGTATCGTTCAGCGCCACACCAATGGCGCGGTTTGATTTGCTCTCTTCTGGATTCACCCAGGCAACTCGTCGCTGCATGTCGATTTGTTGCCATTCCAGATTTATGATGTTCGACTTTCTCAGACCAGTTGCCAGCGCAAACTTGACGACAGATTTCAGTGGTTCGGGGCACTCATCAATAAGGCGTTTTGCTTCCTCCTTTTCCAGCCATCTGACTCGCTTGTTTCTGACCGCTGGTATCTTGATGACAGGCGCTTTTTCCAGCCACTTCCAGTCGCGTTCTGCAGCACGGAGAATGGCCTTTATCATGGCAAGATGCTTTGCCTTTGTCTGAGTTGATACTGGCTTTGGTTCATAAACAGGCAGTTCTTTACCTTTCCTGATGGCGGCCTGAACTTTCTGTTTCCATATTTCTTTCGTCTTTCTGTTATGCATTCTGCTTACAGCAGAGTAAATCTTTGCCTCCGAGATATCTTTAAGCCTTATACCCTCAAAATGTTCAAGCCAGAACTCAATCCGGCTTTTATCTGAATCGAGAGATTTTTTATCAGCTTTTTCCTCAAGCCATCTTAGGCAGGCCTCTTCAAAAGTGACATCAGGTAAATCCCCTAGCTTTTCTACTCGCCAGAGTTCTGCTTTTCGCTTGTCGTGCAACTCCTGAGCTTGCCGCTTGTCCTTTGTGCCAAGAGATTCCTTAATTCGTTTCCCGCCCGGGAGCGAATACGAGGCATACCATATTTCATTTCTGCGGAAGAGTGACATTTTCTTTCCTCTGTTATACCATCACCCGCGCTCACCTTGATAGTATGCAGCGGAGACTGAAGCGCCGCAATGCAGGCTTGTCGCGTTGTGAGGTAAGGAGATTTTGGTTTAGTGGGGTCTTTGCGTGTTGCCTGTAGGCGGCCTGTTCGTATCCAGTTGGTAGCGGTAGGTCTGGATATCTTGAGAAACTGACAGGCCTCATCGAGTGTGAGGCTGTATGATTCCATGGTTACCTCTGCTTTTTGAACGCATGTCACGTAACTTCTTAATGTGTTCTGCCGTTTCGATCTCTTCTGCTATCCGATCTGCATCAGCTTTATTCACAGGTTCAAAGTCATGATTAAAGCGGAACATGCTGGCGATACATGTTCTGCCTTTTCGGATGTAGTGAACTTTGTTGTGGGTAGAACGCAGGATTTTGCAGGGAGTGCCGTGGTGGTCGACGTACCAGGTGTTAGGAAAAATGATTCTGAACATTTTTACACCTCAATTGGACGATGTTGAAATTTGCTGCTTTGAGGCCATCACAGTCCCCATTGTTTGTTCTTAAGTTCGATCTCCTCCTGGCAACTTGCACAAGTCCGACAACCCTGAACGGCCAGGCGTCTTCGTTCATCTATCGGATCGCCACACTCACAACAATGAGTGGCAGATATAGCCTGGTGGTTCAGACGACGCATTTTTATTGCTGTATTGCGCTGTAATTCTTCGATTTCTGATGCTGAATCAATGATGTCTGCCATCTTCCATTAATCTCTGAATTGTTGGTTAATACGCTTGAGGGTGAATGCGAATAATAAAAAAGGAGCCTGTAGCTCCCTGATGATTTTGCTTTTCATGTTCATCGCTCCTTAAAGATGCCGTTTAACATGCCGATCGCCAGGCTTAAATGAGTCGGTGTGAATCCCTCAGCGTTACCGTTTCGCGGTGCTTCTTCAGTACGCTACGGCAAATGTTATTGATGCTCCTGTCTGGTGACAGCCATCGGGCTTGTATTATGTATAAGTTCTGATAAAAGCCTCCGATATATTAAATTTAAATAACGAAATTCATCTTCTTGATAAGTTGTGATAGCATCATTAAAAGTTTCAGTTCGTTGAGCAGGGATTACATGGTAAATCAGCAACAGCAACAGATTAACGAAAATCTAAAAATTGAGGCAATCCGTTGGTATCAGAAGCTGCAGGAGATTACTTATCTTGAAGCAGGACAACACATGCGGGCTTTAAATCAGCTCATGTGGCAAATCCCTAGTTTCGTAATTGCTGTCAATGGTGGGTTGTGGTATGCAACAACACTGGCAAATGAAAGTTCCCTATGGATTATCTTTGCAGTGTTAGCATTGTTTGATTTCACAACAATGATTACACTTTATCGCTTAAGGTCTTTAATTGGTTCGAAAATAGCACTACAAAAAAACATTGAAGATCCTTCAAAAAACTATATTTTAAATGAAATTACTAGAGACGCTGGATTTAAATTGCCCTCTAGCTATGATAATAAGGAAACTGGTTACATAGTAGTGTCGTGCTGGGCAGTAATGCTTATTGTTTGCTTCTTTGTTAATATTGCTGGGGTATATCATCCAAACTTGTTTTCAAAAGACATTTCACATAATACATACAAAGCAACAATTAAAAATATTGAGTCAGGATTATTTATCGAAGTAAAATCAGGATTATCAAAGTGACTTCGTGGAAGTTTTATGACAATAATGCTGATCGCTTATTTGCCGATTATATATCACTTGATTTTTACTCTATCTTTCAGGATGTTGAAGAGTTTATTTTACAATCTAAGGGTGTCTCTTTGGATGTCGGTTCAGGTTCCGGCCGTGATGCTGCTGCGTTAGATGAATTAGGTTATAAAGTAATAGCTGTTGAACCAAGTGAAAAGATGCGAAATTTGGCATCTTCATATTATAAATCTAACCATATTATATGGTTAGATGATTCATTGCCTTTTCTTCATAGTGTTAAAGCAATGAATCTAAAGTTCGACCTTATTTTAGTCAGTGCTGTATGGATGCATCTTTCAAAAAAAGAGCAAAAAATCTCACTAGAGACGCTAACTGATCTTTTAACATTGAATGGGAGAATGATAATTACATTGCGCTTAGGACCTCCCGAACCAGATAGAAACATTAACGTTGTTAATACTGAGGAACTTCTTGAGTTAGCGTCTCAGTTAGGTCTGAAAACATTGCGAGTTACGTCAATAAATAAAGATAGTTTTCAACGTAACCAGATAACTTGGCAGAAAGTTGTATTATCAAAAAATAATGAGTAAATAACTTAGTATTATTCGCACAGACCGTAGCGTGAAGAGCAAACCTCTATATCGAGACTTGCTTTTACAAGATCGTAGACCTTGCCACCGCGCCCTGTTTTTGCCCACTCTACGACTTCATAAACACCCGGAGAATTAAGATCTCCACGAGGACCATAAAATCCTGACCAGTCGATGTGTTGCACATCAGGTTTTAGCCCAAAAAGTTGAATATTTCGACCAAGTGGCAGATTGAACTGTTTCATCCAGCGTTGGCTTATCTCTCCTACGCTCATCCAGTGTACCCATCTACTAGCAAGGCGTACCTTCAACTCCCATTGTTTGTGCTTTTTGATGTGCTCTGGCCAGCGCGCAGCCGTCTCTGCAATTTCCTCTTTGTTGCATAGCACGCAATTCATGCAGCCAACACGAGACGCACCTTGCATATAAAGTGGATTTGGCTTAATTCCGAAATATTTGTGAACTGCGAATACGTCCTCAGCCGTCCATTTGTGGAGCGGCAGGAAGTTGTAGAGAAAATCGGCGTCGCGCATATCGCGGGAAAACCTCTCATATCCAGCGCGCTTAGAGGACTCATCCGCGCGAACACCAGACCATTGTACGATAACATCGCCAGCATCAAGGAGCGGCTTTATGGCTGCGTCGAAAGCTATCTGAATTTTCAGTTCGTCTGTACAGAATCGGTCGCGCAGCATAGGGAACTTGCCATGCAGAAGGGAGCAATCCAAAAAGCTATTACCGGATGGGTGCATAACGGAAAGCGCAGCATCAAGAGCAGTTTCGAACTCAATTCCCCAGCGTTCTGCTGTGCGCTTCCAGGCTTGCCCGAATTTGGTGTCAGAACGTGCGAGGGAAGGCATGACTATGCCACGGTATGCTCCCATGCGGATCATCTGTCGTTTAGACCAGTTTTTTTGCAGATAAATTCGTCGTTTGGCAAAATCTTCTTCAGTGTAAATCCGCTTCACAACCTGCACAGGGCTACAACCGATCTGCTCATGAATGCTCCTGGCGAATTCGACAGTTAGATTATGCTCATTATCCGTGTCTGCCATAACAGCATGTACCTGTTTGCCGAATAATGTGTGCGCCACTGCGAGTGTGGCAGTGCTGTCTTTTCCTGCTGAATAATTCACGATTATCTTATGATCATTAGGGATGCGAAATTCATTTATATATCTGTTGTAGGACTCTTCTATTTCGCGAATTTTCTTGCTGATGTCTGTTGGGACAATAATTATTGCTGCCTCGTTCATACCGCCTCCCGTTTATTATTTATCTCCTCAGCCAGCCGCTGGGCTTTCAGCGGATTTCGGATAACAGAAAGCCCGGGAAATACCCAGCCTCGCTTTGTAACGGAGTAGACGAAAGTGATCGCGCCTACCCGGATATTATCGTGAGGATGCGTCATCGCCATTGCTCCCCAAATACAAAACCAATTTCAGCCAGTGCCTCGTCCATTTTTTCGATGAACTCCGGCACCATCTCGTCAAAACTCGCCATATACTTTTCATTCCGCTCAATCACGACATAATGCAGGCCTTCACGCTTCATGCGCGGGTCATAGTTGGCAAAGTACCAGGCATCTTTTCGCGTCACCCACATGCTGTACTGCACCTGGGCCATGTAAGCCGACTTTATGGCCTCGAAACCACCGAGCCGGAACTTCATGAAATCCCGGGAGGTAAACGGGCATTTCAGCTCAAGGCCATTGCCGTCACTGCATAAACCATCGGGAGAGCAGGCGGTGCGCATACTTTCGTCGCGATAGATGATCGGGGATTCAATAACATTTACGCCGGAAGTGAACTCAAACAGGGTTCTGGCGTCGTTCTCGTACTGTTTTCCCCAAGCCAGCGCTTTAGCGTTAACTTCCGGAGCCACACCGGTGCAAACCTCAGCCAGCAGGGTGTGGAAGTAGGACATTTTCATGTCAGGCCACTTCTTTCCTGATCGGGGCTTTGCTATCACGTTGTGAACTTCTGAAGCGGTGATGACGCCGAGCCGTAATTTGTGCCATGCATCATCCCCCTGTTCGACAGCTCTCACGTCGATCCCGGTACGCTGCAGGATAATGTACGGTGTCATGCTGCCACCTTCTGCTCAGTGGCTTTCTGTTTCAGGAATCCAAGAGCTTTCACTGCTTCGGCCTGTGTCAGTTCTGACGATGCGCGAATGTCGCGGCGAAATATCTGGGAACAGAGCGGCAATAAGTCGTCATCCCATGTTTTATCCAGGGCAATCAGCAGAGTGTTAATCTCCTGCATGGTTTCATCGTTAACCGGAGTGATGTCGCGTTCCGGCTGACGTTCTGCAGTGTATGCGGTATTTTCGACAATGCGCTCGGCTTCATCCTTGTCATAGATACCAGCAAATCCGAAGGCGAGACGGGCACACTGAATCATGGCTTTATGCCGTAACATCCGTTTGGGATGCGACTGCCACGGCCCCGTAATTTCTCTGCCTTCGCGGGTTTTGAATGGTTCGCGGCGGCATTCATCCATCCACTCGGTAACGCAGATCGGATGATTGCGGTCCTTGCGGTAAATCCGGCATGTACAGGATTCGTTGTCCTGCTCAAAGTCCATGCCATCAAACTGCTGGTTTTCATTGATGATGCGGGACCAGCCATCAACGCCCACCACCGGAACGATGCCATTCTGCTTATCAGGAAAGGCGTAAATTTCTTTCGTCCATGGATTAAGGCCGTACTGGTTGGCAACGATCAGTAATGCGATGAACTGCGCATCGCTGGCATCACCTTTAAATGCCGTCTGGCGAAGAGTGGTGATCAGTTCCTGTGGGTCGACAGAATCCATGCCGACACGTTCAGCCAGCTTCCCTGCCAGCGTTGCGAGTGCTGTACTCATCCGTTTTATACCTCTGAATCAATATCAACCTGGTGGTGAGCAATGGTTTCAACCATGTACTGGATGTGTTCTGCCATGCGCTCCTGAAACTCAACATCGTCATCAAACGCACGGGTAATGGCTTTTTTGCTGGCCCCGTGGCGTTGCAAATGATCGATGCATAGCGATTCAAACAGGTGCTGGGGCAGGCCTTTTTCCATGTCGTCTGCCAGTTCTGCCTCTTTCTCTTCACGGGCGATCTGCTGGTAGTGACGCGCCCAGCTCTGAGCCTCAAGACGATCCTGAATGTAATAAGCGTTCATGGCTGACCTCCTGAAAATGGCTGTGAAAATATCGCCCGCGAAATGCCAGGCTGATTAGGAAAACAGGAAAGGGGATTAGTGATTCAGGCCGTTACCGCGTCCGTCGAGAAAAACTTCCACGAGCAAATCACGGGTATAAGTGCGCTCGATGCCGCGATGCAGATAAAGCCGTCCGCGTAAATTAGCTGATGCAGTCCAGGTACCATCTTTGTGTTTGACCAGCATTCCTGGCATGACCGCACCTCGATTAACGGTCTGCGTTCCATAATGTTGATGAACCATAAAAACTCCTGCCCGTAAGCTGGGCTGCTGAACATATAGAGACTTCTGCGCGTATTCAGGCGGTGGATGGCCGCCGGTTGTCATAACTAAGCCGCCTCGTTGAAGCGACTGAGGTATGAAGTGTTGAGTTGATTTCAGCTGGTCACACCGACGTTCACGCGTCCGCTTCACCCCTCGCACTCCCCGGAGCCTGCTGAAATTCAAGCTGCGGATCTAAGCGGTCATCGCAACGGTGAATCAGGTGGTTGCCGTATCGTTGTGTTGTTGCGATGAATTTATTTAAAACTATAGTTGTTTTATCGTCAACAACAAAAGTTGTTTTATTGGTTGTTTTAGATGTAACTGGTTGTATTTAGGATGGGTTTATTTTGTGACTTGCATCGCATAGCGATAACTGAAGGGAGATTGTGGTGGTTTTTTGAACGGTATATGTGATGAGGGGAGGGGATAAAAGAAAACCCGGCACGGTGGCCGGGAAGTTTACAAATACTTTACATTTACCGCTATAAGAGAATAATCGTCAGTCGGGCCTTTTGTCTCTATTCTTCGCATTAGGCTGGAGGCAAACCTTGATGCGGTTGACAATGTACGGTAAGAAAATCGTGGGCGTTGCTCCCAAAAGGTATGCGCGCCATCAGACATGATGAATAGAGATAGAACACCATCGTCAAGAGGAAGTTCATCTTTATCAATATTTATGACTTGATGTTGAAGGGGGATCTTGGCAGCAAGTGCAGTTGTAATAATATTTTTACCTTTTGCATTTTTGAGCTGTCGAGCTGTATAAATACCGCTATCTATCAACATTTGATGTTGAGTATGATCTGTTGTTAATTGGATTAGCTTATTTCCATTTTTTAAATAAACACGACAGTCACCTACATGTATAATTGTTAGACCTTGATTGTGAAGTAGGCACATTGTTAAAGTTGTAGCAGCAGATGCTAATTCTTTATCAACTGACGAAAGAGATGCCACCTTTTCTTGTAGGGTCTTAAGTAAGGATAAGACATTGTCTTCATGAGTGAAGCTGTCTTTAATACTATACAAATGATTTATTACTGCTGCAGATGCTTCTTTTCCTCCTTTATAACCACCAACCCCATCAGCTATAGCCATAAGATAACCATTTGGTGTTTGAAGTGGATAAAGCACGCTATCTTGATTTTCCCTGCCATTATGTTTTGGTACAGAAAATATGGATGATGAGAGTATGCTAATCATAAGCGTTTCAACTCCAATTCCTCAAAGATCTGCTCTACGGTCAGGAATCTTTTGTTAAGTTGTCTATGCGTACATTTGTTTATTATATCATCAAAACCATCAATATTTAATTCTTCAATTAAAATACCAATTGAATATATATCTGATTGTTTTGAATATCCGTTGAGGAAAACGTTGTAATCAAAGTATTTAGGAGTAGCGGGGTATTGGCCAATTTGTGTTAATAGCTGTGTATTGGCATCTGGTGACACATTTTTTGCAAGGCCGAAGTCAGATAACTTATAAATTCCATCTTTAAATTTTAGTACATTTAGTGGTTTTATATCCCGATGAAGATATCCTTTCTTATGAATCCATCCGACGGCATTTAGTACCATTTTTACAATAGAGATTTTTTCAGCCTTTGTAAGAGTTCCACTTTTTATTTCTTCTTCAAGATTTGTTTCTGCTAGTTCCATTACGAACCAAGGCTGAGCATTCTGTAAGTGGCATATGAATATTTGGACAATATTAGTATGCAGGCATTCAGTTTGATATCTTACTTCTCGTTCAAATCTGGTAAAGAGTTCAGGATCTGTTGCATCAGGTCGTAAAATTTTTCTGGCATATAGACCACAAATTTTTCTTTGTGAGTTATATAACCTTATTTTTTCTACAAGGCCAAAACCGCCAGAACCAATTACTTCTAGGGGTTCTATTAGGTAATTCCCACGTTCTTCCATTGTTCATCCTTTTAAGTTAGACAAAAGGAAAAATATAATGCAATGTTATCGATGCTTTTTTGAAGCCAAAGTTAACTTGTTGAATTTATGTCGAATTATCCATGCTTCCTATACGTCTGCGGCATGCTCCCGATGACTTTCCCGAAGATGAATACCCGGTTCATCTCGTCTTTCTCGATTGGGTCCCACGGTGAGTAGCTCTTGTTATCAGAGATAACCAGCAGTTTATCCTTCATCATTTGCAGGCGCTTTACATGGGCTGTGTCGTCGTACAGAAACGCATAGATACCATCACCGTCGAAAGATTTAACCGTGATATCAACGAACAGCAGATCACCTGGTTCGATCGTTCCTGACATGCTGTCACCGCGTACGTTAATGATACGGATATTTTCCGCCTTCCTGCCATCGAACATGTGACGAGCATCGTCAAACGAATACTCAACCGAACGTAGAACTTCTACAAACTCACGGTTGATGACTCCCGGCCCGGCACTCACTTCGATATCAAGAACGTCAATCTTAAAGTATTTGGAATGGCTGACAGTTGTTTGTATTGGTTGCACTGTACTGTCTGACATATTTCCAACGCCAGAAGATAACCATTCTGCGCGCACACCCAAAGCGTTCGCGATCTCCACGATTTTAGTTGTTTGGTTAGCTTTCCCTGTTTCGATTTTCTGAATAGCTGCTTGGCTAACCCCGACCAAATCCCCAAGCGCCTTTTGTGTAAGGCCTCGCGCTAATCTGGCTTCTTTAAGTCTTTCTGAGAGTGTTGTTTTCATAGTCCAAATGTACAACCAAGGTTTTATTTCATCAAACGAAAATGGTTGTTGACTAAAAACAACCATGGTTTTAATCTTGATTCAAATTAACCACGGAGGTTGTTATGAACCCAGCCATCAAAACAGCGATCAATATCGTTGGTTCACAAAAGAAACTAGGCGCTGCCTGCGAAGTTTCACAGCAGGCCGTCTATAAGTGGCTTCACAACAAAGCAAAGGTATCCCCTGAACATGTCGGCAGCATTGTTACGGCTACTGGTGGAGTAGTGAAGGCATACCAGATTCGCCCGGATCTTCCGAAGTTGTTTCCACACACTGAAAAGAACGCAGCTTAAATTTCCATTTCACGCTCTTTAACAATAAGCAATCAACTTAACAGTCAATTCAAACTAAAGGAGTCAATTATGCAACCACTTACATACCAACAGACTAGCGGATTTAGCCCGACTGCGGTGATAAATCGTTCTCAAACAAAACAAGCTCCAGGCCACGAAAAAATCCGTGATGCCGTCCGCGCCTGGTCGGCTGTAGATAATCAGGATGTCGTTGCCGCACTCATTGTGAATGAGTATCGGGAGCAGGGCGGCGGCACCATCGATTTCCCTGATGATGTCAGCCGTGCACGCCAGAAGCTGTTCCGCTTCCTCGATAACAAATTCGATTCTGAAAAATACAGAAATAACGTGCGTGAACTGACCCCGGCAATTCTGGCGGTACTACCGCTGGAATATCGCGGTTACCTAGTTGAGCAGGATAGCTTCATGGCTCGGCTGGCTGAAATGGAAAAGGAACTCAGTGAGGCAAAGCAGGCGGTCATTCTCAACGCACCACGCCACCAGAAACTGAAGGAGATGAGTGAAGGCATTGTGTCGATGTTTCGAGTGGACCCGGATCTGGCTGGTCCACTGATGGCAATGGTCACCACCATGCTGGGGGCAATATGACAGGTTCAGAAATGGCGAAAGCCGGTCTGCTGGAACAGAACCGACTTTCAGGTGCAAATCGTAACACACTCATTGCGGGAGGAATTATGGCAAACACTGCTGAGATATTCAATTTTCCAGTGCCGGATGCGGCACAAAAGGAGCCGCGCGTGGCAGATCTCGATGATGGTTATACGCGCATTGCAAATGAGTTGCTGGAAGCTGTGATGCTGGCCGGATTAACACAGCACCAGCTTCTGGTCTTTCTGGCTGTCATGCGCAAAACATATGGCTTTAATAAAAAACTGGATTGGGTTAGCAACGAGCAACTTTCCGAATTAACCGGGATATTGCCGCACAAGTGTTCTGCTGCAAAAAGTGTTCTGGTAAAGCGTGGGATTTTTATTCAGAGCGGGCGGAATACCGGCATTAATAATGTGGTCAGTGAATGGTCAACATTACCCGAATCAGGTAAGAAAAATAAAGTTTACCTGAAAGAGGTAAATTTACCTGAATCAGGTAAAAAAAGTTTACCCAAATCAGGTAAAGGCGTTTACCCGAATCAGGTAAACACAAAAGACAAACTAACAAAAGACAATATAAAACCTTTTTCGTCCGAGAATTCTGGCGAATCCTCTGACCAACCAGAAAACGATCTTCCTGTGGTGAAACCGGATGCTGCAATTCAGAGCGGCAGCAAGTGGGGGACAGCAGAAGACCTGACCGCCGCAGAGTGGATGTTTGACATGGTGAAGACCATCGCGCCATCAGCCAGAAAACCGAATTTTGCAGGGTGGGCTAACGATATCCGCCTGATGCGTGAACGTGACGGACGTAACCACCGCGACATGTGCGTGCTGTTCCGCTGGGCATGCCAGGACAACTTCTGGTCCGGTAACGTGCTAAGTCCGGCCAAACTCCGCGACAAGTGGACCCAACTCGAAATCAACCGTAACAAGCAACAGGCAGGCGTGACAGCTAGCAAACCAAAACTCGACCTGACAAACACAGACTGGATTTACGGGGTGGATCTATGAAAAACATCGCCGCACAGATGATTAACTTTGACCGTGAGCAGATGCGTCGGATCGCCAACAACATGCCGGAACAGTACGACGAAAAGCCGCAGGTACAGCAGGTAGCGCAGATAATCAACGGTGTATTCAGCCAGTTACTGGCAACTTTCCCGGCGAGCCTGGCTAATCGTGACCAGAACGAACTGAACGAAATCCGCCGCCAGTGGGTTCTGGCTTTCCGGGAAAACGGGATCACCACGATGGAACAGGTGAGCGCCGGAATGCGTGTTGCCCGTCGGCAGAATAGACCATTTCTGCCATCACCCGGGCAGTTTGTTGCATGGTGCCGGGAAGAAGCATCCGTTACCGCCGGGCTGCCAAACGTCAGCGAGCTGGTTGATATGGTTTACGAGTATTGCCGGAAGCGTGGTCTGTATCCGGATGCAGAGTCTTATCCGTGGAAATCAAACGCGCACTACTGGCTGGTTACCAACCTGTATCAGAACATGCGGGCCAATGCGTTGACTGACGCGGAATTACGGCGCAAGGCTGCCGATGAACTGTCCTGTATGACCGCGCGAATTAACCGTGGTGAGGCGATACCTGAACCAGTAAAACAACTTCCTGTCATGGGCGGTAGACCTCTAAATCGTGCACAGGCTCTGGCGAAGATCGCAGAAATCAAAGCTAAGTTCGGACTGAAAGGAGCAAGTGTATGACGGGCAAAGAGGCAATTATTCATTACCTGGGGACGCATAAGAGCTTCTGTGCACAGGACGTTGCCGCGGTAACAGGCGCAACCGTAACCAGCATAAATCAGGCTGCGGCTAAAATGGCGCGGGCAGGAATCCTGGTCGTTGATGGTAAGGTCTGGCGAACGGTGTATTACCGGTTCGCTACCAGAGAAGAACGGGAAGGAAAGGTGAGCACGAATCTGATTTTTAAGGAGTGTCGCCAGAGTGCCGCGATGAAACGGGTACTGAGGGTATATAAAAGAACATCAATGGGAACACAATGATGAAACAGGTGAGTTGAGTTCAAACTGTAGTACAATTCTCTCCAGTTTGAACAGGAAAGAATATGCTATGAACCCTTATATTTATCTTGGTGGTGCAATACTTGCAGAGGTCATTGGTACAACCTTAATGAAGTTTTCAGAAGGTTTTACACGGTTATGGCCATCTGTTGGTACAATTATTTGTTATTGTGCATCATTCTGGTTATTAGCTCAGACGCTGGCTTATATTCCTACAGGGATTGCTTATGCTATCTGGTCAGGAGTCGGTATTGTCCTGATTAGCTTACTATCATGGGGATTTTTCGGCCAACGGTTGGACCTGCCAGCCATTATAGGCATGATGTTGATTTGTGCCGGTGTGTTGGTTATTAATTTATTGTCACGAAGCACACCACATTAAAAATAATTTGTTTTTAAACGACTAAAATATGGAGGCTCGTATATTTATATGGGCCTCGTTTTATGCTTTTTGTTAATGTCTTTAGTTTTTATTCATTCTTTTGTGCTTTCAAGATTATGGTGTAAGAAAATTGCAATACGATTATTGTTGTATATTCAAGATAATGTGACCTTAATTGTCTTTTTAAATAAAAATTAAACAAAAATCATATCTCACCACTAAGGTTTATAAAAGCATACTTTAGCAGGTGTCACCATGAAAAAAGCCATAGCATATATGCGATTTTCATCACCAGGTCAGATGTCTGGTGATTCATTAAACCGCCAGAGAAGGCTTATTACTGAATGGCTAAAGGTAAATAGTGATTATTACCTTGATACCGTAACGTATGAAGATTTGGGGTTAAGCGCATTCAATGGAAAGCATGCACAATCAGGAGCTTTTTCGGAATTTTTAGATGCTATAGAACATGGTTATATATTGCCAGGGACTACATTGTTAGTTGAAAGTCTGGACAGACTTTCAAGAGAAAAAGTCGGTGAAGCGATTGAGCGTCTGAAATTGATTTTGAATCACGGTATTGATGTTATAACTCTTTGCGATAATACAGTCTATAATATTGACTCATTGAATGAGCCATATTCATTAATAAAAGCCATACTTATAGCACAAAGGGCAAATGAAGAAAGCGAGATAAAGTCAAGTCGGGTTAAATTATCATGGAAGAAAAAACGGCAGGATGCACTGGAGTCAGGCACGATTATGACGGCGTCTTGTCCGAGATGGCTCTCATTGGATGACAAAAGAACGGCTTTTGTTCCAGACCCCGACAGGGTGAAAACTATTGAGCTAATTTTTAAACTCAGGATGGAAAGGCGCTCATTGAATGCAATAGCCAAGTATTTAAATGATCATGCTGTAAAGAATTTCTCAGGAAAAGAAAGTGCATGGGGACCTTCTGTAATTGAAAAATTATTAGCGAATAAAGCTCTGATAGGTATATGCGTACCTTCATATCGTGCAAGAGGTAAAGGAATAAGTGAAATCGCTGGCTATTATCCCAGAGTCATATCAGATGATTTGTTTTACGCTGTGCAGGAAATTCGGTTGGCACCTTTTGGTATTAGCAATAGTAGCAAAAATCCTATGTTGATAAATCTACTTCGAACAGTTATGAAGTGCGAGGCTTGTGGTAATACCATGATTGTTCATGCGGTATCTGGAAGTTTGCATGGCTATTATGTTTGTCCGATGAGAAGACTGCATCGATGTGACAGGCCATCAATAAAGAGAGATTTGGTTGATTATAATATCATTAATGAGTTGCTTTTTAATTGTAGTAAAATCCAACCAGTTGAAAACAAGAAAGATGCTAATGAAACTTTAGAGTTGAAAATTATTGAGCTCCAGATGAAAATTAATAATTTAATTGCTGCATTATCTGTTGCGCCTGAAGTTACCGCTATAGCAGAAAAAATCAGAGTATTAGATAAGGAATTACGAAGGGCTTCTGTATCATTAAAAACTTTGAAGAGTAAAGCGGTGAGTTCACTTGGTGATTTTCATGCTATTGACTTAACCAGTAAAAATGGGCGAGAGCTATGTCGTACACTTGCCTATAAAACATTCGAAAAAATCATAATCAATACAGATAATAAAACCTGTGATATCTATTTTATGAATGGCATTGTTTTTAAACACTATCCTTTAATGAAAACAATATCCGCCCAGCAGGCGATAAGTACTCTCAAATATATGGTTGATGGTGAGGTTTATTTTTGAGTAATAATCACTTTTTCAACCGTGCTATAGTAAGAAAGTTAGGTAAGTACAATAAAATTATCTATCCTGAACGAAGCGTCCTGAGCTATGGTTTTACTATAGGGACTGCCAATGGATGCTGGCGTTCTCGTTCTAGCAGTTCAACAATACCCAATCACAAAACAATTCACTGATAACAAACTTTGTGCACGTGCTTGGTTATGGCGAGCAGGTGATGTGATGTTAACTGCCTGCCAGAACGTTACTCCACTACTTCAGGTTGCGGAGCACCGCGAAGCCGGCCGCTTTACTTCTATCGAGCAAGAATATCCCCAGATACTCAACAGAGCGCGAGCAATCCTCGCCAGAGAAACGGCACATGTAAAATTCCAGCCGTGGCTGGATGATAAGTGGAGTCGAGTGTTACCATATTTCCGTCAGAATCTGTTCCAATAAAGTCACTAGTTAGAAATACTGCCAGCATTCTACGATGACGGAAGTGCTGGCATTTTTTGGGTAATATGCGAGTCCATTTCATAAAATACGGGTGCTGTAAACTGGACGATATAATCTAAAATATACCATTACCAGTAGCGTTCAAATCGCTATGTGCCGATACGGATAAAATTATATTGATTGTGCACATACCTTATTGGATATTACTGAGGGGTATTTATATAAGGTGTAACGATGATGTGGAACTTTGACAGTGCCGACTTAAGTGCAATAGCAGCAGGTATTTCTGCGTTTGGCACATTAGCCGCAGCGGGGTCGGCGCTTGCAAGTTGGTACACGTCAAAAAAAGCGCTGCAGCTACAAAATAGAGTTTACCTTTATGAGTCTTTAAAGGCTTGCGCTGAGAGAGCCAATTCATCAGCTAAAGATAAGCGCGGATCTGAATGGAGCGTTAATGATGCAGCGGATATCATCAGGTGCCTAGTACGGGCGATGGAGATCATCAAGCAGGATAGCCAGCAGAAAGAAGGTAATCAGGCATTAATGTTGAAACAGTACTTTGTTAATCTGCTAATAATGGAACTGTACGAGGAAGTTCATAACGGTGATGCGGCTGATTCTGTTTTTAAAAGTACGGAACCTACACAAGTACTTGATAACTTATGGAGCAAATGGCAGGAGGCTATAGCTTTTTTTGATATTTGGAATTACCCAGTTGCGACTGAGGAAGACTTGGCAGACTAATTTTCAGCACATTTGATTTCCAATAATCAACCAGCCATAATCATGCCATTGGAGCCTGAACAACTCCGGTGACTTCTGCGCTAAACGGGGACGTTTATGCGCACATACAATCCAACCTCTCTTCTCCATTCACAGATGCAGAAATGCACCTGCGATATTTTGCATCCAGCGTTTGATCTCTGCGGAGGTGAAGCGTGAACCTCCCACAAGATGGTATCAAATTGCATCGCGGTAACTTCACCGCTATCGGTCGGCAGATCCAGCCTTATCTGGAGGACGGCAAATGCTTTCGCATGGTGCTTAAACCGTGGCGCGAGAGACGCAGTCTTTCCCAGAATGCACTCAGCCACATGTGGTACAGCGAAATCAGTGAATACCTCATCAGCAAGGGTAAAACGTTCGCCACTCCAGCTTGGGTAAAAGATGCTCTCAAACACACATATCTCGGTTATGAAACCAAAGACCTGGTTGATGTCGTAACCGGTGATATCACCACTATCCAGTCGTTACGCCATACCTCCGATCTTGATACCGGAGAGATGTATGTCTTCCTGTGTAAGGTTGAAGCCTGGGCGATGAATATTGGCTGCCACCTGACTATTCCGCAGAGCTGCGAGTTCCAGCAGCTCCGCGACAAACAGGAGGCGTAATGGCTACACCGCTTATTCGTGTCATGAACGGACACATCTACAGAGTACCAAATCGTCGTAAGCGTAAACCGGAGCTGAAGCCTTCCGAAATACCAACACTGCTCGGATATACCGCCAGCCTGGTTGATAAAAAATGGTTGCGACTGGCAGCAAGGAGGAATCATGGCTGATTTGAGAAAAGCAGCGCGTAGTCGGGAATGCCAGGTAAGAATCCCTGGCGTATGTAATGGCAACCCTGAAACGTCTGTACTGGCACATATCCGGCTGACTGGATTGTGCGGCACCGGTACCAAACCGCCAGACCTGATTGCCACCATTGCATGTTCTGCCTGCCACGACGAAATCGACCGCCGCACACATTTTGTCGATGCTGCATATGCAAAAGAATGCGCGCTGGAAGGTATGGTGAGAACACAGGTTATCTGGCTGAAAGAGGGGGTTATTAAGGCGTGAATACCTACAGCATCACATTACCCTGGCCTCCGAGCAATAATCGCTATTACCGCCATAATCGCGGGCGCACGCACGTCAGCGCAGAGGGGCAGGCATACCGCGATAACGTCGCCCGAATCATTAAAAACGCAATGCTGGATATCGGCCTGGCTATGCCTGTGAAAATCCGCATTGAGTGCCACATGCCGGATCGCCGTCGCCGTGACCTGGATAATCTGCAAAAAGCCGCTTTTGACGCACTCACTAAAGCAGGTTTCTGGCTGGATGATGCTCAGGTCGTTGATTACCGCGTTGTGAAGATGCCTGTTACCAAAGGTGGGAGGCTGGAACTGACCATCACCGAAATGGGGAATGAATGATGTTTGAGTTTAATATGGCAGAACTTCTTCGCCACCGCTGGGGGCGTCTGCGCTTATATCGTTTCCCCGGTTCTGTTTTGACCGATTACCGAATACTGAAGAATTACGCCAAAACCCTGACAGGAGCAGGAGTATGAAGTCAGAGATAACAATCAACTAATACTGTTTTGTTGATTTTTGCTTGTAATTGGCGTTCTGGTCTGATTTTTGTGGAGTAAGTTGATGCGTGATATTCAGATGGTTCTTGAGCGTTGGGGAGCGTGGGCGGCTAATAATCATGAAGATGTGACCTGGTCGTCCATTGCCGCCGGTTTTAAGGGATTAATTCCTTCAAAAGTAAAATCTCGCCCGCAATGTTGTGACGATGACGCGATGATCATTTGCGGGTGCATGGCCCGTCTGAAAAAGAACAACAGCGATTTGCACGATTTATTAGTAGATTATTATGTAGTCGGTATGACATTCATGTCACTGGCAGGTAAGCATTGCTGCTCTGATGGTTATATCGGGAAAAGGTTACAGAAGGCTGAGGGCATAATTGAAGGGATGTTAATGGCATTAGATATCCGGTTAGAGATGGATATCGTTGTTAATAACTCTAATTAATATGCCAATTGTTTACTAAAAATTATTAAAAATGGGGCGTTGCAACGCCCCCAAAAATAAAGGGTAATATATAACAGAAGGTTTATATAGTTAGAAGCAAGGTTGTGCTCCTAAAGGAAGTGGCTTGAGGGAGCCACTTATATGTTGGGGAGGCAAAGCCTCCCGCAACATATCTTTTTCGTAATCAGATTAGAACTGGTAAACCAGACCTACAGCAACGATGTCATCAGTGCTTACACCGAGTGCTTTAGTGAAGTCATTTTTGTCAAGCAGGTTGATTTTGTAATCAACGAAAGTAGACATATTTTTGTTGAAGTAATAGGTTGCACCTACATCAACATATTTGACTAAGTCCTGATCGCCCCATACTCCAAGATCCTTACCTTTAGATTGCAGGTAAGCAACGGACGGACGCAGACCGAAATCGAACTGATATTGTGCAACAGCTTCGAAGTTTTGAGCTTTATTAGCAACGAAGTGATCAGCAAATACAGTCATATTCTGGGTTTCAGAATAGGTAGTGGCCAGGTAAATGTTGTTAGCGTCATATTTCAGACCTGCGGCCCAAACTTCTGCATTTTTACCGGAAGCAAATACTTCAGGAAGAACTTTCCCTGCATTAACTTGAGTGTCGGTACGATCAGATTTCGCATAAGTTGCACCGATACCGAACCCTTCGTATTCATAGGTAGCAGAGAAACCGAAGCCATCACCGTTACCTTCGGTGTAGTTATCGAAATCGCTACGATCGTTTTTGCCTTGGTACTGAGCAGCAAAGTTCAGACCATCAACCAGACCAAAGAAGTCGTTGTTACGATAGGTTGCAACACCAGTGGTGCGACCAGTCATGAACACATCTGTTTGGGTCCAGGTATCGCCACCGAATTCTGGCAGAACGTCAGTCCACGCACCGATGTCGTATGCTACACCGTAGTTACGGCCGTAATCGATTGAGCCGTAGTCACCGAATTTCAGGCCTGCAAATGCAAGACGGGTTTTGTCTTTGGAGGAACCTTGAGATTCAGCGCGGTTGCCTTTGAATTCATATTCCCACTGACCGAAACCAGTCAGCTGATCGTTGATTTGGGTTTCGCCTTTGAAGCCCAGACGAACATAAGTAGTATCACCATCATCTGCATCGTTAGAGGAAAAGTAGTGCTTGGCATTAACTTTCCCGTACAGATCCAGCTTGTTACTGTCTTTATTATAAATTTCAGCTGCCTGAGCAGACATCGCCATCAGTACTGATGCAGCTACAGCAGAAATTGCCACTGTTAATTTTTTCATCGTGAGCCCTTTTTTTTGAACTATTATTAAAAAATGATGTCACTGCGCGATAAATATTCATCTAATCAATGTGATTATTTCAAGATGTAAGTTTTAGTTTCTCATTTAATTTGTGAAGTAGATCTCTATTTTTATCTGAACTTTCTCTATCGAAACCTATTTATGGCTCTTATTTGAACAAAAATAAACCTATTAGCTAATTTATATTAATGGCTGTTATTTATGGGGGTTCTATAATTCGGTGGTTTAATTTAAATCAACTAAAAATAACGCCGGAAATTATTTATTGGTTATTTGTTGAGGTTTTCTTATGTATTTGTGGTGGTGTTTTGAACACTCGGTAGCATTCTCATAAATATCATTCAGTGGTTTACGTACGTAAAAAATTGGTTATGCTGTTAAGAGTGGTTACTTCGTCACACAGCTTAAACCCGCCGTCGAGCTGGTTTTTCCATTTTTTGAGTCTCGATATTAGCTGATAACTCAATACCTGAGTTATTCACTGACTCCGAGTCTGTTACGTTTCTGCTTTTTTGCGATACGTTGTATTCCCTCAATTTACACCCGCTTTGTCTGCGAGGTGGGGTTATGAAATCCATGGATAAGTTAACAACGGGTGTCGCCTATGGCACCTCAGCAGGTAGTGCCGGTTACTGGTTTTTACAGCTGCTCGATAAAGTCACGCCCTCACAGTGGGCAGCAATAGGTGTGCTGGGTAGCCTGGTATTTGGCCTGCTGACGTACCTGACAAACCTTTATTTCAAGATTAAAGAAGATAAGCGCAAGGCTGCGAGAGGTGAATAATGCCTCCATCATTACGAAAAGCCGTTGCTGCTGCTATTGGTGGCGGAGCAATTGCTATAGCATCAGTGTTAATCACTGGCCCAAGTGGTAACGATGGTCTGGAAGGTGTCAGCTACATACCATACAAAGATATTGTTGGTGTATGGACTGTATGTCACGGGCATACAGGAAAAGACATCATGCTCGGTAAAACGTATACCAAAGCAGAATGCAAAGCCCTCCTGAATAAAGACCTTGCCACGGTCGCCAGACAAATTAACCCGTACATAAAAGTTGATATACCGGAAACAACGCGCGGCGCTCTTTACTCGTTCGTTTACAACGTGGGCGCTGGCAATTTCAGAACATCGACGCTTCTTCGCAAAATAAACCAGGGCGATATCAAAGGCGCATGTGATCAGCTACGTCGCTGGACATATGCTGGCGGTAAGCAATGGAAAGGTCTCATGACTCGTCGTGAGATTGAGCGTGAAATCTGTTTGTGGGGTCAGCAATGAACAGAGTAACCGCGATTATCTCCGCTCTGGTTATCTGCATCATCGTCTGCCTGTCATGGGCTGTTAATCATTACCGTGATAACGCCATTACCTACAAAGCCCAGCGCGACAAAAATGCCAGAGAACTGAAGCTGGCGAACGCGGCAATTACTGATATGCAGATGCGCCAGCGTGATGTTGCTGCACTGGATGAAAAATACACGAAGGAGTTAGCTGATGCGAAAGCTGAAAATGATGCTCTGCGTGATGATGTTGCCGCTGGTCGTCGTCGGTTGCACATCAAAGCAGTCTGTCAGTCAGTGCGTGAAGCCACCACCGCCTCCGGCGTGGATAATGCAGCCTCCCCCCGACTGGCAGACACCGCTGAACGGGATTATTTCACCCTCAGAGAGAGGCTGATCACTATGCAAAAACAACTGGAAGGAACCCAGAAGTATATTAATGAGCAGTGCAGATAGAGCTGCCCATATCGATGGGCAACTCATGCAATTATTGTGAGCAATACACACGCGCTTCCAGCGGAGTATAAATGCCTAAAGTAATAAAACCGAGCAATCCATTTACGAATGTTTGCTGGGTTTCTGTTTTAACAACATTTTCTGCGCCGCCACAAATTTTGGCTGCATCAACAGTTTTCTCCTGTCCAATTCCCGAAACGAAGAAGTGATGGGTGATGGTTTCCTTTGGTGTTACTGCTGTCGGTTTGTTTCCAACAGTAAACGTCTGTTGAGCACATCCTGTAATAAGCATTGCCAGAGCGGCAGAAAACAACATTTTTTTCATCTTATTATCCTGCATTGTTAAAAACGGCAGAATCCTATGTGACAACAATTAAACGATAGTTAAATGGATTGATGAAAATTAAAACTATATAGGTGGATGCTCAGCCTATTGGAGGAGGGGGGCACTCAGAATCCTGTGGAATGAAATAAACCGCTCTTTCTGTCCATTACCCTTTTAGCTGCGCTGTATCGTCGCCGTATTCCCGCATTAACCATGACCGTAGCCCGACGGGGAATTCCTTCTGCGTGAGTGTGCGGGAATAATCAAAAACGATGCACACCGGGTTTTACTGTGCTGACAGACGCAGGGTTACCCTCATAGTCGCTTTTCCGGTGCGATGGTGGAAGAAACCGGGATGTTTATTCATCATCACTTTGGATTGATGTATATGCTCTCTTTTCTGACGTTAGTCTCCGACGGCAGGCTTCAATGACCCAGGCTGAGAAATTCCCAGACCCTTTTTGCTCAAGAGCGATGTTAATTTGTTCAATCATTTGGTTAGGAAAGCGGATGTTGCGGGTTGTTGTTCTGCGGGTTCTGTTCTTAGTTGACATGAGGTTGCCCCGTATTCAGTGTCGCTGATTTGTATTGTCTGAAGTTGTTTTTACGTTAAGTTGATGCAGATCAATTAATACGATACCTGCGTCATAATTGATTATTTGACGTGGTTTGATGGCGTAGATGCACGTTGTGACATGTAGATGATAATTATTATCATTTTGCGGGTCCTTTCCGGCGATCCGACAGGTTACGGGGCGGCGACCTCGCGGTTTTTCACTATTTATGAAAATTTTTTAGGGAAAATCGTGTCGGTATTTCTCGAATATAACTCTTTGTTTTTTTTAATATTGCATTCATAAATGTTCGACATGAAAGTGTCCGAAAATGCCTTTTTCTGGCGTTTTCATGTCGGGCCTTGTATTTGATAATGGGTTGTTTTATGAAGGTTAATAAAAAGAGGCTTGCCGAAATTTTCAACGTGGACCCGCGGACGATTGAACGCTGGCAGTCTCAGGGGCTCCCTTGTGTCTCCAAAGGCAGTAAGGGCATTGAATCTGTATTTGATACTGCCATGGCAATTCAGTGGTATGCGCAGAGGGAAACTGATATCGAAAACGAAAAGCTCCGCAAAGAACTGGCCGATTTGCGTGCGGCTGCGGAGTCAGATTTACAACCCGGCACCATTGACTATGAACGCTACCGGCTCACAAAAGCGCAGGCAGATGCGCAGGAACTGAAAAATGCCCGTGAAGACGGAGTGGTGCTGGAAACTGAACTGTTTACCTTCATTCTGCAACGTGTGGCACAGGAGATTTCGGGGATACTTGTGCGTGTGCCGTTGACATTACAGCGTAAATATCCGGACATTTCACCATCACACCTTGATGTGGTGAAAACTGAAATCGCGAAAGCCTCCAATGTTGCAGCTAAAGCAGGTGAAAACGTGGACGGGTGGATCGATGATTTCAGACGCACAGAAGGCAGCTAATGCAGCCGGTGCGATAGCTACAGGGCTTTTATCTCTCATTATTCCTGTTCCACTGACGACAGTTCAGTGGGCCAATAAACATTATTACCTTCCTAAAGAGTCGTCTTATACCCCGGGGCGGTGGGAAACACTGCCGTTTCAGGTTGGCATCATGAACTGTATGGGCAACGATTTGATTCGCACGGTTAACCTGATTAAATCTGCCCGTGTTGGTTATACAAAGATGTTGCTGGGAGTGGAGGCTTATTTTATTGAGCATAAAGCACGCAACAGCCTTCTTTTTCAGCCCACGGACTCAGCTGCTGAAGATTTTATGAAATCTCATGTTGAGCCAACGATAAGGGATGTTCCTGCATTGCTGGAGCTGGCTCCATGGTTCGGAAGAAAACACCGCGATAATACGCTCACCCTGAAGCGTTTTTCCTCCGGTGTGGGGTTCTGGTGTTTGGGTGGTGCGGCAGCAAAAAACTACCGTGAAAAATCCGTGGATGTGGTCTGTTATGACGAGCTTTCCTCGTTCGAACCGGATGTTGAAAAAGAGGGTTCGCCAACCCTGCTGGGGGATAAACGTATTGAGGGCTCTGTATGGCCAAAATCCATTCGCGGCTCGACGCCTAAAATCAAAGGTTCCTGCCAGATCGAAAAAGCCGCTAACGAGTCGGCACATTTCATGCGTTTTTATGTGCCCTGTCCGCACTGTGGGGAGGAGCAGTATCTGAAATTTGGCGATGATGCCTCGCCTTTCGGTCTTAAGTGGGAGAAGAATAAGCCAGAAAGTGTTTTCTACCTTTGTGAGCATCATGGCTGTGTGATCCATCAGTCTGAGCTTGACCAGAGTAACGGGCGGTGGATCTGTGAAAACACGGGCATGTGGACCCGTGACGGCCTGATGTTTTTCAGCGCCCGGGGTGATGAAATTCCGCCGCCGCGCTCCATCACTTTCCATATCTGGACGGCGTACAGTCCGTTCACCACCTGGGTACAGATTGTCTATGACTGGCTGGATGCACTGAAAGATCCCAACGGCCTGAAAACTTTTGTGAACACCACGCTGGGCGAGACCTGGGAAGAGGCCGTGGGCGAAAAACTCGATCACCAGGTACTGATGGATAAAGTTGTTCATTACACGGCGGCGGTGCCAGCCCGGGTGGTTTATCTGACGGCGGGCATTGACTCGCAGCGAAACCGTTTTGAGATGTATGTCTGGGGATGGGCTCCGGGAGAGGAAGCCTTTCTGGTGGATAAAATCATCATTATGGGACGTCCCGATGAGGAAGAGACGCTGTTACGTGTGGATGCGGCGATCAACAAAAAATACCGCCATGCAGACGGAACCGAAATGACCATTTCCCGTGTCTGCTGGGACATCGGGGGGATCGATGGCGAAATCGTTTATCAGAGGTCAAAAAAACACGGTGTTTTCCGGGTGCTGCCGGTAAAAGGCGCATCTGTCTATGGCAAGCCGGTGATCACCATGCCAAAAACCCGCAATCAGCGGGGCGTGTATCTGTGTGAAGTGGGGACGGACACCGCAAAAGAAATTCTCTATGCCCGTATGAAAGCCGATCCCACGCCTGCGGATGAAGCCACGTCTTATGCCATCCGTTTTCCTGATGATCCGGAGATTTTTTCGCAGACAGAGGCGCAGCAACTGGTGGCGGAAGAGCTTGTGGAGAAGTGGGAAAAAGGAAAGATGCGTCTGCTGTGGGATAACAAAAAGCGGCGTAACGAAGCGCTGGACTGCCTGGTGTATGCCTACGCGGCATTACGTGTGTCCGTGCAACGCTGGCAGCTTGATCTGGCTGTACTGGCAAAATCCCGGGAAGAAGAGACGACCCGGCCAACCCTTAAAGAACTGGCAGCGAAGCTGTCCGGAGGAGTGAATGGTTACAGTCGCTGAACTGCAGGCGCTGCGTCAGGCGCGCCTTGATTTATTAACCGGTAAACGGGTGGTGTCTGTCCAGAAAGATGGTCGCAGAATTGAATATACGGCGGCTTCTCTGGATGAGCTTAACCGGGCGATCAATGATGCGGAGTCGGTACTGGGGACAACCCGCCGTCGCCGTCGTCCGCTGGGAGTGAGGTTATGAAACGAACGCCTGTCCTGATTGATGTGAACGGCGTTCCGCTTCGGGAGAGCCTCAGCTACAACGGGGGCGGCGCAGGATTTGGCGGGCAAATGGCGGAGTGGTTGCCACCGGCGCAGAGTGCCGATGCAGCTCTGTTGCCCGCGTTGCGTCTGGGGAATGCCCGGGCAGATGATCTGGTACGCAATAACGGGATAGCGGCCAATGCGGTGGCACTGCATAAGGATCACATTGTCGGGCATATGTTTCTTATCAGCTACCGTCCGAACTGGCGCTGGCTGGGGATGCGGGAGACCGCGGCAAAACGTTTTGTCGATGAGGTGGAGGCGGCCTGGTCGGAATACGCAGAAGGGATGTTTGGCGAGATCGACGTGGAAGGGAAACGCACGTTTACGGAATTTATCCGTGAAGGTGTGGGCGTTCATGCGTTTAACGGCGAAATCTTTGTGCAGCCGGTCTGGGATGCGGAGACCACGCAGTTATTCCGTACGCGTTTTAAAGCCGTGAGTCCGAAACGGGTGGACACGCCAGGACACGGTATGGGGAACCGCTTTCTGCGGGCCGGTGTGGAGGTCGATCGATATGGCCGTGCCGTTGCGTACCATATCTGTGAGGATGATTTTCCGTTCTCTGGTAGTGGACGATGGGAACGGATCCCGCGTGAACTACCCACCGGGCGTCCGGCCATGCTGCATATTTTCGAGCCGGTGGAGGACGGGCAGACCCGTGGGGCTAATCAGTTTTACAGCGTCATGGAACGGCTGAAGATGCTGGATTCCCTGCAGGCAACACAGCTTCAGTCAGCCATAGTGAAGGCAATGTATGCAGCGACAATTGAAAGTGAACTTGATACCGAAAAGGCCTTTGAATATATCGCCGGTGCGCCGCAGGGGCAGAAGGATAATCCGCTTATTAATATTCTGGAGAAGTTCTCCAGCTGGTATGACACGAATAACGTGACGCTGGGCGGTGTCAAAATTCCGCACCTTTTCCCCGGGGATGATCTGAAACTGCAGACTGCGCAGGATTCAGACAATGGATTTTCGGCACTTGAACAGGCGCTGCTGCGGTATATCGCCGCCGGTCTTGGCGTTTCCTACGAACAGTTGTCCCGTGATTACTCGAAGGTCAGTTATTCAAGTGCCCGCGCATCCGCCAATGAGTCGTGGCGCTATTTTATGGGGCGGCGAAAATTTATTGCGGCCCGGCTGGCCACGCAGATGTTTTCCTGCTGGCTGGAAGAGGCACTTCTTCGGGGGATTATTCGTCCGCCACGGGCGCGTTTTGATTTTTATCAGGCGCGATCAGCCTGGTCACGGGCAGAGTGGATTGGTGCCGGAAGAATGGCCATTGACGGGCTCAAGGAAGTCCAGGAATCAGTGATGCGCATTGAGGCCGGACTGAGCACGTATGAGAAAGAGCTGGCGCTGATGGGCGAGGATTATCAGGACATTTTCCGCCAGCAGGTCAGGGAATCTGCTGAGCGGCAAAAAGCCGGACTCTCACGTCCGGTGTGGATAGCGCAGGCGTATCAGCAGCAGATAGCGGAGAGTCGTAGGCCGGAAGAGGAGACAACACCACGTGAGACGTAATCTTTCACACATTATTGCCGCAGCATTCAATGAACCGCTGCTTCTGGAGCCCGCCTATGCGCGGGTTTTCTTTTGCGCGCTCGGGCGCGAGATGGGGGCAGCAAGTCTTTCGGTACCACAACAGCAGGTACAGTTTGATGCTCCCGGAATGCTGGCTGAAACGGACGAGTACATGGCCGGAGGTAAACGACCGGCCCGTGTTTACAGGGTGGTGAACGGTATTGCTGTACTGCCGGTGACCGGCACGCTGGTGCACCGGCTGGGTGGTATGCGGCCATTTTCCGGAATGACAGGCTATGACGGTATTGTCGCCTGTCTTCAGCAGGCAATGGCGGATAGCCAGGTGCGGGGCGTACTGCTGGACATTGACAGTCCGGGCGGGCAGGCCGCCGGCGCGTTTGACTGCGCTGACATGATTTACCGCCTCCGTCAGCAGAAGCCGGTCTGGGCACTGTGCAATGACACGGCCTGTTCTGCAGCCATGCTGCTGGCGTCGGCCTGCTCCCGACGGCTGGTTACCCAGACATCCCGTATCGGTTCCATTGGCGTGATGATGAGCCATGTCAGCTATGCCGGTCATCTGGCGCAGGCCGGTGTGGATATCACGCTGATTTACTCAGGGGCGCACAAGGTGGATGGCAATCAGTTTGAAGCGTTGCCGGCAGAGGTTCGCCAGGACATGCAGCAGCGGATTGATGCGGCGCGCCGGATGTTTGCCGAAAAAGTGGCGATGTTTACCGGTCTGTCTGTTGATGCAGTCACGGGAACAGAGGCCGCTGTTTTTGAAGGTCAGTCCGGCATTGAGGCCGGGCTGGCGGATGAATTAATCAATGCGTCGGATGCCATCAGTGTGATGGCCACGGCGCTGAACAGTAATGTCAGAGGAGGCACTATGCCGCAATTAACTGCAACGGAAGCCGCCGCGCAGGAGAACCAGCGAGTGATGGGGATCCTGACATGCCAGGAAGCGAAAGGACGTGAACAGCTTGCCACGATGCTGGCAGGACAACAGGGCATGAGCGTTGAACAGGCCCGGGCGATTCTGGCCGCGGCGGCACCGCAGCAG